AGGTAAGAAAAATGGCAGTAATTTACAGATACAAGGGTGAGGCACCCGTTGTGAAGTATGAGGGCTGCGTTCTTGCAACCCGTGAGCGCAACTTCTATGATGATTCTGACTACTATGCCCTGTGTTAGGATGAGGAAAAGCAGCAGATCGTCAGTGAGGAGTATGCCACGACCCGGTTTTGGACCTATGACAACACCGCCACCGTTGATGCAACTCCCGAAGTGATTGAGAAAGCCCGGGCATATCTTGAGAAAAGCCTGATTAAACGTATCAGGGCAGAGGGTGAGGACAATGCAGCCCTGATCATGAAGGATAAGCGGGTCCGGGTAATTAAGGGCAGGAAGGCCCCCCACGGGACAAAGGGCCGGGTCTTTTGGATCGGGAAAGGATGGAGGGGGCAGGGCACCAGAGTTGGGGTCACAACTGATGCAGGAGAAACCCTGTGGATTGATGCCCGGAACCTTGAGGTAGTGGACCCGGACCAGTATTATTATACTGAAGAGGAGATCCAGCAGAGGGCCGCGTATCTTGCCTCACGTTCATGGATTGAGGCCATTACCCCCCGCCCGGGCATGGTAGTGGTCTAACCCTTTTTTTATACCTTCTCTATCCACACACCCGTTATAACCTATAATCCCTATATATTTTGTGTAGGTCCGGCACGAGATTTACAATGTCAGAACTCACAGGCCCTATTGTTCGAAAAGATGATGCAAAGCGGATAGCATATGCCGCCGTGTTAGTCCCCGGGGAGCCGGACACCGATTATCCCGCAGGGGAGAAGATTCTCACCGCAGACGAAATTGAGAGGGTGGCTCACGAATGGCTCGAATCCTACAGGAACGTGGACATTCAGCACACTCTTAACAATGTCGCCACGCCGGTTGAATCTTATATCCTCCCGATGGAAATGACTGTTACTTCCTACAGTAAGACGCTCACCCTTCCAGCCGGGACATGGATACTGGCAACGAAAGTGCATAATGATGAAGTATGGGCAGGTATTCAGTCCGGGCACCTGACCGGATACTCAATCATGGGCATCCGCAGGGACGATCTCAATAAAAGTGAGGGAGTCCCGAAGTCCGCCTCAATGAAGAGGTTACTTATCAAAGACCTCGGAGCGGATTGGATCACTGCATTTGTCTCAATTGTTGATGAGCCCGCAGTCCCGAAAGCGAAATTCTTTGCTTTGAAAGCAAAGGCCGCCACTTCTGAAAATGAGAATGATGGTGAAAATTTGACTGACACAACCGGGAAATCAGGCCGCAAATTCTCAAAGGCCACTATGGTAACGCTCACGAGCATCTCAAAGGCCCTTTCTGATCTCATCTCGAATGGCACGATTCTTGAAGAGGATGCAGAGAAGGAGAAACCCGCCGATAAGAGCACAGAGGCACCCACCATGACAAAGGAAGAAATTTCACAGGCAATCAAAGAGGCCCTTGCAGCAGAACTCCCCGCACTCGTGGAGAAGGCCGCACAGGAAGCCACTGCAAAGATGTCCGCAGAGGTTACACCCCTGAAAGAGTCCATCGCAGCACTTGAAACCACGCAGAAGGAAAAGACCGCGGCCCTTGAGGGAGCTGTTGAGGCCATGAAGTCCGATGTGTCCGCCTTCAAGGAAGAGGTAGTCACCCGCGTGACCAAGAGCATCGAGAACTTTACCGGGAAGAAAGCCGCACCGAAGGCCCTGCCCGGGCAGGATGGAACCGCAGACAAGAGCAAGAACCCGGAGCCCTCCGGCAGGGATTCCTATGGACGGGCCCGCAGGAGCATCTAAAATGGCAACCAATGACGAACTCCTTAACCAGTTGGACAGCGCCTTTAAGGGCATTATCACCACCTCAACCGTGGGCACCTCTGTCCTTCAGCCTGAAAAACTTGACAAATTCGTGCGCACCATGCAGCACAAGACCACGATCCTCAAGGAGGCCCGGTATATCCCGATGGACTCGCAGATCGTGGACATTGACCGCGTGGGATTTGTGGGCCGTATCCTCACCTCTGGTGGAGCCCTCGGATCGCAGGCAAAGACCGCCACGCAGGCAAGCGCCGATATTTCCACGAGCAATTACAATGCACCGACCTTCGCAACCAACAAACTCGTGGCCCGAGAACTTCAGGCTGTGTGCGGTATTCAGGATACCACCCTCCGCAGGAACCTTGAAAAGGGTGACTTTGAGAACACGCTGATCGAACTCTTCGGAGAAGCGGCAGGCCGTGACCTTGAAGAGTGGGCACTCCTCGCAAACCTGTCCCTCAACACTTCTTCCTATCCGTTCCTGTGTCTCACTGATGGATGGATCAAGGCAGCCGGAAACAAGGTATATGGAACCTATGGGGACAAGTCCGCAGGCAACTCCACCACCATCAAGACCGGATCGGGAGTTGCGGCAGGCGTGCAGACCATTGTGCTCACCGCAACCGACCTGTCCGGATACACTGCCGGACAGTTTTACCGGATCGGTGTCCCGGGAAGCGCCACCATTGAGTTTGTGACCGTCGCCTCCGTCAATGACACCGCTGATACCCTGACCTTCACAACCCCGCTCAAGTATGCCCATGCAGCCCTTGAGGCTGTTGTGGAGATCAACGCGATCCCCGCCTTCAGCGCCCTTGCCTCCACCCACATAGAGGACATGTTCAACTCCATGCTAGCAGCACTGCCAAAGCAGTATTTCCAGAACCCTACCGAGTGGAGGTTCTATGTCACATGGGATGTGTATGACGGATACCGTGACGTTCTCCGGGCCCGGAACACGAACCTTGGAGACTCCGCACAGACTGGCAGCGCCCCGCTGTATTACAAGGGTGTGCCTGTAGTCTACACCCCCATGCTGGAAAGGTCCGCTGCATACAACAGCAGCAACGGCACATGGGGCGATGTGGCAATCCTGTCCAACCCTGATAACATGGTTTGGGGAGTATTCCACAACGTCACCATTGAGCCCTCCCGTGTTGCAGTCTCCCGCCGGACTGACTTTGTTCTGACGGTGGAAGCGGATTGCAACTATGAGGACGAGAACGCCGTGGTTGTGGCCTTCCCTGAAGTCCCCGCACCCGCAGCATAACCCGGGAGTTAGCCCATGGCTTACTATTCCGTCCGTGTAGAGAACAAGGGGAAAGCAGCAAAAGACAGGGCAGGATACATCTTTCCTCCCTATTCTTCTGTTGAGATCGTTGTGAAAGACAAGGATCTCCCACAGATACGTGCCTGTGAGGGCCTCACCATGACCATTCTTTCCGTTTCGGTCAGACCGTTTGGAGACAAGGGCCCCATACAGAACGCACCTGCCCCCACGCCCCTTGGTGAACCCGTGGAGGCCATTCCAGATCAGGAACCGGACAGCGTTGTGCCACTGGTCACAATGGATGATGGACCCGCAGATCCGGAACCCGTTGAGCCCGTCCCCGGGGAGACAAAGCCCGCAGGAAAGAAGAACAAAGGCGGCAGGCCCAAACGCGGATGAGGGCCCAACTGATCACGGAGTAACAAGATGGCAGACCCCACGTATTACAGCACCGCAGACAAGGTAAAAGCATACACAGGGGTCCGCCCCTCCGACTTCGGACTATCTGATATATCCGGGGGCGATACCGCAGAAACACAACTCACTAACCTTCTCACGGCATGGCTCACAGAGGCAACAGACCTCATGAACATGGAGATGGGCAAGAGTTATCTTTCAACCACGATCCCGGCAGGTGTCCATAACATTGCCACCCGGATTGTTGCCAATATGTGTGCACAGGCAGTTCTCCGCAGGGAAACCCCTGTGATCCACATCGGAGAGTATGCAACAAAGATGGTGGATGATATGGTCCTCACTCCTGCAATTATGAAGGATCTCCGCAGATACCGCAGCACCGGATCGATCAGGTTCTTTGTCCCCGATGTGTATGAGGACGATGATGATGAGGAGAGCACCTAATCATGGCAGCCGGGGCAGAAGTAGTAATTAAGGGCATTGAAGATGTGGGAAAACTCTTCAAGCAGGGCCGGGAGTATTGCTCTGCCACTCTTGAGCGGGCAGGGATGCACTTCATTGGCGATGTGAAAGAAGAGGCCCCGAAGGACACCGGGCAGATGGCAGGCTCGTGGTTCTTGCACAAAATATCAGATTTTGAGTATGTGGCAAGGCCGAACTCGAAATATGCCGTTTATGTGCAGGAAGGCCGGGCCCCGGGAAGTGCACCACCGTTTGCCCCTATTGAAAGATGGGCAGCCCGCCACAATCTCCCTGCATACCCGGTATGGCGTAAGATATGGAAGAAGGGGATCGCACCAAACAGGTTTGTGGATCGCGCCCTTGAAAGGACAATGAAAGACTTTGAGAACCTCGCAGCAGAGGCCCGGGTAAAGATGGAGGCATCCTGATATGGCAGGTGTATCACTTGCAACCGCTATGGAGGCCATACCCGGGGCCATTATCACGATCCTGAATACTGCCCGGACAGCCCCCGCAGAGGCCCCGCCCCTCGCAGAGGTTGAGGCAGTTATCCGTGGGGACCGATCCCGGGGCAGGAAGGAGATCCCTGTGATATGGGTATTGCCAGAGCGGGCAGATGCCACAAGCACCCGCGTATCAATGGCAGAGGAGTGGGATCTCTCCGTTGCCCTTGTGGCAATTGTAAAGAATGCCGATCCGGAGACGGGGAATAAAAAGGCAATCGAACTGGCATCGAAGGCCCGGGGGCTTTTCCTCACCAAGGGAAACCGCACTCTCGGGCTCAATTATGTCCGTGACATAAAATCAGGCCGGTTTGAACCAAACTCCCCGTATGACGGTGAGGGTAATATCTTTGCAGCGCTCGCAGAACTCAAAATTGATTTCCTCACACAGGAGTAAGACACATGACAGAAACCCTCCGATATTTCGGATACGGGAAAGAAACCACCTTCGGGACTGCCGTGGATGCAGTGCAGCATGTAGATGTTGCAAGCACAACCCTTGACACCCCGCAGGGGGCAGAGATCATTGTTTCCGGGGGAATGGGAAGAGGGGCCCTCCGCAAGAGGCCGGGCTTTTACTCACCTTCTGGAAACATTGAGTATGCGTGGGACATTCGATCAATTGGGTGGATGCTCCGGTTAGCCCTCGGGGGTTATACCTTTACCACCGGAGAAACCGGCCCGCCAAAGGTATTCAACCTTCACGAGATTTACGGGAATAATAATGTGGTCCTCCCTTCCTTCACCGCACGGTGTGGAAAGGACAACTTTGAGCACATCTTCCCGGGCTCCGTGATCGACACCCTCTCACTATCCGTGCAGGACAACCTTGCATCGGCAACCGTGGGAGTATTATCACAGAAGGACGCAAAGGCCACCCTTCAGCAGCCTGCCGATCTTCTCCTGCCCACAGAGTATCCCTTCGCATTCTATGACTTCACCGGCACGATCAACTCTGTTGATAAGAGTGCAATCATCCAGAATTTCACTCTTGACATTGCAAACAATGTGAATCAGCAGAGCGGCAGGACCATAGGATCACGTCACCCCCGCAAATTCAGGGCAGGGGACCGCGTGTGTTCACTCTCCGTATCCCTTGACTTTGAGGATCTCACCTACCTTGAGGCATTTTGGGGATCGGCAACCGGCCCCGTGAACCTCGGATCAACGATCATCCCGTTCAAGATCACCGGGCAGGCATCCGCAACAGAGGGATCGATCGAGTTTAACTTCCCGCACATGGTGATCATGGGCATTCAGACACAGCCCCGAGGTAGGGAAGCCATCACGCAGACCTTGAGGCTACAGGCCTTAACCGATCCGGATCTCCTCCTCAATGATGGGGTCACAGAAGTATCCACGGATATTTATGTGAAACTTCAGAATGACGAACCCACAATGGCGTAAGTGAATAAAAGAGGAATATTTTTTGACTGAATATAAGCAACTCACCAAAATGGACCTCATCCTTGGAAAGGAGACCGTCCACGATACCTATATTGAAGAGTTAAATGGAACACTTCCCCTCCGGCCCCTTACTGATGGTGAATGGTCACAGGTGCAGAACCTTCAGCGTAAGGGAATGAAACTGAAAACCGCACCCATGGAGCCCGGGAAGGCAAGAACACAAAAACCTGAAGTAGGATTTGAGTTTGACCTTCAGGAATTTTCACAGGCCGAATATGCAGCCGATCTTCTCATCGTGAAGTTTGGCGTGGTCATACCCGGGGGGCTAACAGACACAGATATAAAGAATATGAAAGCCGGGGCCCCCGCAGCCATCGCACGGAAAATACTGGAAATCACAGGCGTGAAGAAGGAGAATATCGAACAGATAAAATCCTTTCGCAAACAGTGAGGAAGGACAGGATATACTCCTCCTTTCGGAGAACGGATACCCACTTGCACCAACGCAGGCAGACCTCACCCCGCTGCAAAGGGAGTTCTTAATCTCCGCAATAAAAGCCCGGAATACGAATATACAAAAAATAATAGGGGGAAATAATGGGAAGCGCAACCCTTGAGGTTATCTTTAAGGCTATTGATCAATACTCGTCAGTAGTCGATAAGTTAGACACCAAAAATAAGAATTTCTCCGATGGGCTACAGAAGGCATACCGATCCGCAGCCGTGGCGATCACCGGGGCGGGGGTTGCCATCGAAGGCCTTGCCCGGCAGCAGCAGGATCTTTCAGTTGCCACTACACAACTGGCAAAAGATATAGGGATGAGCACGGATCAGGTCCGTGAACTGGCATCCTCTCTCTCTTCTGCCTCCACCCCTCTTGATCAAGTCCTTCAATTAATGGACCTCGGGCAAAAGCAGGGTGTCACAAGTGCTGAAGGGCTCCGGAAATATGCAGAGTTTTGGAGTATGGTGGGGACCGCAACCGGGGAGAGCGCCCCCGCACTTGCAGAGGCCGCCGTGGGGCTCCGGGCATTGGGGATCGATGCAGAGAACTCCGCAGATGCAGAAGAGGCCCTCGCATACATCACGGACAAGACCACGATCTCTGCCGGGGATTTCCTCTCAACGGTGTCAAAGTTAGCCCCACAACTGAAGGCATCCGGCATGTCTGTGAATGATGTTGCGGTGTATCTCGGGGTGCTTGAGTCCCGGGGCATTACCGGGAAGGCAGCCATAGGGGCCCTTAACGCAGGGATGAAAGAGAGTGCGGATAAGGGGATCTCCCTCGGGCAGGCCTTGGGCATCACCACGGCAGAGGCACAGAAATTCGAGTCAAAGATGAAGGAGTCCGCAGACTCCCTCCGTGCAGATGCAGAAATAGTGAGAGATGCAAAAACCCCCTTGCAAGAATTACAGGCCACCCTTGGAGATGTGGTCTATAGTTTCGGGGATACCATTGCAGCAGCGGCAGACTTCGCACCCGCACTCATGGTGATAGGTCCGGCAGTGGGTCTTTTCGGAGAACTTCATACCGCAGTCGCAGTAGCAGGCGGGGTGATGCCGCTCCTCTCGGGGGGTATTGCAGGGGTAGGGGGTGCCATTATGACCTGTATGCCCTATATCGCCGCCATAGGGTTAGCCATTGCGGCATTATACCTCATATGGACAAATAACCTCTTCGGGATACAGGAGAAAACCGCATCCTTTGTGGATTACATCGGGGACCGTTTCAAGGGAGTCACCGATGCCCTTGAGCCCGTGGGGAAGAAGTTGGGAGAATGGGGGGAGAAATTAGGGGATCATTTCTCAAAGGCGTTTGGGAAGTTGGATTCACTGGTGAAGAAACTCACCGGGGGCTCGGGGATCTTTGACATTCTCGGGAAGGCTATTGAGATTTTCGGCAGGGTGTGGGATAAGGAATGGGACATGATCGGGCAAGCCCTCACTATTGCAGTAGACATAATTTGCGGGGCCATTGACGGCATCGTGTCAGTCATTGAAACACTGATCGATTGGTTTGACAAGATTGCAGATCATCCCGTGGTAAAGTTCTTCACGAACCTGTTTGCCGGGGCCGTGAAGATGGCAGGCGGGGCCCTTGACGCACTTCTCGGACCCACAGAGGACACCGCAGAGGCCTTTGATGAGATGGAGGAGAGTGCGGATAAGGCAGCAAAAGCCGTGAAAAGGCAGGCAGATGAGGCAGCAAAAGCAGAGGCCATCATTAAGCAGCAGTCCGGCACCCTTGAGGAGATCGCAGAGTCTTACACCAATGCCGGGGACAGGTCAGAAGCCCTCACAGATGCCATCTCCGCACAGATCAATACATGGGACTCTTCAGGGGCAAGTATGGAGTATTACGAGAATCAGTTGATGGATCTCGGATACACCGCAGAAGAAGCGGCAGCCATGGTTGCCAAAGCCTCCGCAGATGCCGATAAAGCGTGGGCAACCTCTCCCACAAAAACCGTGAGCATCTCCCTGCCGGATGGCTCATCTCTCAACGCACAAAACCTCTCGGATTACATGAGGGATGCCCTTGCAGCCGGGGGCCCCGTCACACCAGAGGGGCAGGCACAGCAGGCAGCCGGGATCGCCTCGTGGAAACAAGAAGCGGATCTCAAGGCAAAGGGGATACCACAATCAGCAGCAGAGGACCACGTAAAACTCACCTCAAATGCAGGGGTTGAGATCGATGCTGATTACGTGGTTTACAATGCAGAGGGGCAGCCCACCAAAGCCCTTGACATTACCGATCAGGGTTACACCGTATGGGACTATAAAACGCAGACAGGCCCCGTGAGTGAGGGGGGAGGCCGGAAAGATTGGATCATCTCTGAAGCCAATTACGGGAGCCCGGGGGCAGCATGGAACTCCTTTGAATCATGGAGTAACCCGTGGGTCACGGCATCCGGAAAGACCCCGGATAGTGAGCACTATATCCCCCCGCCCAATTATGGCCCGGGCTCAAAGAACTGGAAAGAAACCTCTGAAGAGTCCGTGAGGGCAACGGAGAACATAGGCACAGCGATTGATGAGAACGCAGAAAAGACAGGGAGTGCCGCAAAGAAGATCGAGAGCGCCTCGAAATCTCTTGAAGTGTCCGGAACAAAGATCGCAACCACCCATGTCACAGCCGGTGATCGGGCCTCAAGCGCAGCCGAAATAATGAGGCAGAACGTCACCGGGCGCTTTTCCTCCATGAAAGAAACCGCATCCGCAGAATCAGAAACGATGAACGGATCGGTGTCCGGGTCAATGAACCGGATGAGGGTGACAAGTGCCGCAGAAGCCTCAACAATGGTGGACACCATAAAAGCGAAGTTTGCGGAAATGACCGCAGCGGCACAGGCTGTAGATGTGAGCGCAGCGGCAGCCGGGGGCTCAACACCAAGTCCTTTCGGGCAGGGGGGCGGCAAGAGCACCGGATCAGGCTCGAGCTCCGGGGGCTCAACACCAAGCGGGAATGGGTATTATTCCCGCACAACCGGGGCGTGGATCTCCACTGAAACCGGGTTCCGTTCACACGCATACGATCAGGCGAAGGATCTCCTCATGTGTGATAAGGGATGGGGCAAAGCCTTTTCAGGGGCAGCAGAAGGTGGAGATGTGGCAGGCTCCGGCGTTCTTGTGGTAGGGGAGAAGGGACCGGAGATCGTGAACCTGCCAAGAGGTGCAAAAGTCACACCACTCTCCGGTAAGGGAGATCCCATCAACTATGATCGCCTTGCAGGTGCGATTGGCAAAGCCCTCGGGAGTAAGGGTGGAGCGGGTAAAGAAGTCCATCTCCACATTGGCACTTTTGTGGGAGATCAGGCCGGACTCCGGAAACTTCAGAGATTATTGGAGGGCATCCAGATCAATGAAGGGGCCCGGAAAGGGGTGAGTGTATGACAGCATGGACATTAGGAAATGTGGAAATCCCCTTTCCCACATCGTTCCACATAGAGCCGTTTGATATAAAATACGCGGATCGTGTGGCAAGCGGGAAACTGGTGATCGATAAGATCGCCACCAAGGAACGGTATCACCTCGTATATGAAGCCCCGGAACTCTCGGAACTTTCGACATTCTTCACCCTCAAGGCACTCGGATCATTCCTTGTATTCAGGTTTGTGCGGGATTCCGTGTTAGTCTCAAAAACCGTGTGGTTTGATGAGATCGGATACGATGGGGACCAAGTAGATCCGGAGTCATGGCAGAATGTGGAAATAATTTTGGAGGAGCAATGAGCGAAGGAGCGCCAATTTCGGTGAAGGTGAAGAGCCGGATCAAGAAATATGCAGAAGGTGTTTCCCCTGATACAGGAGAGCCTTTTGAAATTGTTGAGGGTAAAGAAGTGACCCTCATTGGAAAAGATGCAGAAGAATATCTCAAAAAAATGGGAGTAAAGAGGTAACAAATGGGACTTACTAACGCAGGCCGGGACTTCATTGCACAGGCAATAATGAATGACAGTCCGACTTTCTTTGACGACACACACGCCTATCTCTGTGTAGGAGATGGCACAACAGCATTTGCAGCAACGCAGACAGACCTACAGGGAACGAACAAGACCCGGGGGGGCATGGATACCGGATACCCCACAAGGTCCAATAATGTGCTCACCTTCAAATCCACGTTCGACGGGAACACCGCGAACCACGATTGGGATGAATGGGGTGTTGCGAATGCCTCATCCGGGGGAACGCTCCTGAACAGGATGGTGGAGGACAACGGGACAAAAGTATCCGGGCAG